GTGTCAACTGTATTATTAATATTTATAGACGCAGGTGCTATTAATTTTATAGTAGAAGAGAAATGGACTGATTTATTACAATTAGTATTAATAACCGTGATCGGTGCTTACTTCGGTGGTAGATCACTAGAAAAAACAAAAAAATAATTATGGCATATAATATACCTCAAATAGATATAGGTCAAGGCGGTGGGGCTTATTTAGATGATACAGGCGCTTTTGTACCTCCAACCGGAAAAGTAATTACCGCTGTTAATGTAGTAGCAGCTAATACTAGTTTTACAACTTTAACACCTGCTAACGCTGTTGGCACTTATTATCCTGGAACAGCTGTAACAGCTACAGCAGCTGGTAATGGGGCTAATGCTGAAGCGATAGCATCGGGAGACAACTTTCCAGCTGGACAATGGATATATGGTAGATTTTCAGCTTGTACCTTGGCTGATGGTGCTGTATTTTTATATTTCGGAGAAGAATAAAACAAATTAAATTAACTTAAATTAAATAAAATGGCAAAAAAAGAAAAGATAGTAGACTTAAAGTCTAAACCAGAAAAAATCACTAAAGAACAATTAGAAAAAGTTCAAAAAACAATAAACAGTATAAATAGAACACAACTAGAAATAGGTTCTATTGAGCTTAGAAAACATGACTTATTGCATGGTATAGCTGGTTTAAGAGATGAATTAACAGTACTCCAAAGTGAGTTTGAGAAAGAATATGGTACTCATGATATTAATATTCAAGATGGTACTATAAACTACACAAAAGAAAATGGCAAAGTTAATTCGTAAAATATCAATAGGTAGAGATTATAAAAACGACGCTATGCATTATGCTGTTGGTCAAGAGGTATATGGTGGTCATACTATTTGTGATATATTAGAAGAAGAAGATAAATATTCTATATATATTAAAAAACAAAAAAATGTATTACCTTGGAAAGACTTTAACAAAAATATGGCTGTATCTGTAGAATATAATTTAGAATACTAGTATGTGTCCTTGTCCAATATGTATTATCTTAGCATTATTAGCGGCCGTAGGGCTTAAAAAAATTAAAAAATGAAAAGTGTTTACAACTTTGTTGTAACGCCAAAAGGAGAAAGATATAATAACACAAAAAAAGTTGGTGATTCAGAGTTAATACTTAACACTGAAATATCTAATCACGAACATATTAATAGAGAGGCTGTTGTTATATCTACGCCTATTGCTAGCGATACAGAAATAAAACCAGGAGACGTAGTTATATTACATCATAACGTTTTTAGAAGATGGCACAATGTAAAAGGCATTGAAAAAAACAGTAGAAGTTATTTTAACGAATCTACTTATTTAGTAAACTACGATCAAATATTTTTATACAAAAGAAACAAACGGTGGATGGCACCAAAAGGATATTGCTTTATAAAACCTTTAAAAGCTATAGATCAATTTAATATAGAAACTGAAAAACCATTACAAGGTATTGTTAAATATTCAGATGGTACAGTTAGCGTTAATGATTTAGTAGGTTTTAGACCAAGCAGCGAATATGAATTTGTTGTTGATGGTGAAAGACTATATCGAGTTTTATCAAATTTTATTACAATTAAATATGAATATCAAGGAAACGAAGAGGAATATAATCCAAGCTGGGCAAAGAGCAGTTGATGAGTTAATTAAGGTTGCTAAAGAACCTATAGTTGATTCAGACGACGATATATCAGCAGATAGATTAAAAAATGCCGCAGCTACTAAAAAATTAGCAATATTTGACGCATTTGAAATACTTAACAGAATCCAAGAAGAAGAAAACTTACTTGAAGGCAAAGCACCTGAAGAGAGAAAGGAAAAAGTCTTTAAAGGATTCGCAGAAGGCAGATCTAAGTAATGTACGAGCAAAGTTTAGTTAAAACAATAGAACCTATTAAAAAGACTACTATTAGTAGACTTAATAAATCTAAAAAATGGAAATATGGATACAATAAAGAACATGATGTTATCGTTATATCAAAAAGCGGTCAAATTGGTGAAATACTTGAAATACAAAATTTGCGAGTGGCGTTGCCAAGAGTGCCAGGACAATTGCAAAAAAACAAGTTAAATAAGTGGGTAAAACAAGATTATCCTAAAGAACTTAGTAGGATAAAAAATATATTTGATTGGAGATCATACCCAGAAGATCAAAAGGAAAGGTGGTATGATTATATAGATGAAGAATTTAAACGTAGAGAAGAAGGTTATTGGTTTGTAAATAATAATATACCTACGTATATAACAGGTACACATTACATGTATCTTCAGTGGAGCAAGATAGATGTTGGTGCACCAGATTTTAGAGAGTCAAACAGACTGTTCTTTATATTTTGGGAAGCTTGTAAAGCTGATAAAAGATGTTACGGTATGTGTTATCTAAAGAACAGAAGATCAGGCTTTTCGTTTATGTCATCTGCAGAAACAGTTAACTTAGCTACAATATCAAGTGATAGTAGATATGGTATATTGTCTAAAACAGGTGCTGATGCTAAAAAAATGTTTACGGATAAAGTTGTACCTATCAGTATAAACTATCCGTTTTTCTTTAAACCTATACAAGATGGTATGGATAGGCCAAAATCAGAGCTTGCATACAGAGTACCAGCCAGTAAGTTTACTAGAAAAAAAATAACTGCTAACGAGCAGATGGAAGACATACAAGGCTTAGATACAACTATAGACTGGAAAAACACAGGTGATAACAGTTATGATGGTGAAAAGCTTAATCTGTTAGTACACGACGAAAGTGGTAAGTGGGAAAGGCCTGATAATATATTAAACAATTGGCGTGTTACAAAAACTTGTTTGCGACTAGGTAGTAGAATAGTTGGCAAATGTATGATGGGTAGCACTAGTAATGCACTTGATAAAGGTGGTGATAATTTTAAAAAACTATATAATGCCTCGGATGTCACTAAAAGAAATAGAAATGGTCAAACAAAATCTGGTCTATACTCTTTGTTTATCCCAATGGAATGGAACTACGAAGGATTTATTGACGAGTACGGAGTTCCAGTGTTCACTACTCCTGACACAGACGTGCTTGCCCCAGATGGTGAATTAATAGATATAGGTGTAATAGACAGTTGGCAAAATGAAGTTGATGGTTTAAAAGACGATCAAGATGCGTTAAACGAGTTTTATAGACAATTTCCAAGAACTGAAGAGCACGCGTTTAGAGATGAGGCTAAAAACAGTATATTTAACCTTATAAAAATATACGAGCAGATAGATTATAATGAAGAAATGTCTAGAACCTTAGGAGTTACAACAGGTAATTTTCAGTGGGTAAATGGAGTTAAAGATTCTCAAGTAATTTTTTACCCAGATCCTAAAGGTAGATTTAAAGTAAGCTGGACACCATCACAACATTTGCAAAATAAAATTGTTTTAAAAAACGGTATAAAATATCCTGGTAACGAACACATGGGTGCTTTTGGTTGTGACTCATACGATATATCAGGTACGGTAGATGGAGGTGGTTCTAAAGGAGCTTTGCATGGTTTGACTAAATTTAGTATGGAAGACGCTCCTGCTAATAGCTTTTTTTTAGAATACTTATCAAGACCGCCAACAGCTGAAATGTTTTTTGAAGACGTTTTAATGGCATTAGTTTTTTACGGTATGCCTATATTAGCAGAAAATAATAAACCTAGACTTTTATATTATCTTAGAAGAAGAGGTTATAGAGGTTATTCGATGAATAGACCTGATAAAATCTGGAACAAACTATCGGTTGCTGAAAAAGAAATAGGTGGTATACCTAATTCAAGCGAAGATATAAAACAAGCGCATGCTGCTGCTATAGAAATGTATATACAACAGCACGTTGGTATGGCTTCAGATGGTAGTTTTGGCAGTTTGTATTTTAACGATTTGTTAAATGATTGGTCAAAGTTTGATATTACAAAAAGAACTAAACATGATGCAACCATAAGTAGTGGTTTAGCTATCATGGCTTGTAATAGACATTTGTATGCTCCAAACGCTAAAATCGAAAAACCTAAGTTAAACATAAATATTTCCAAGTATAACAATACTGGAATTAATTCACAAATAATTAAATAATACATATGGCAGAGTCTGGCATTAAAAATTATTTCCCGAGTCAAACTGTAAGCGACGCTGAAAAGCTTAGTTATGATTATGGTTTAAAAGTAGCTAAAGCTATCGAAACAGAGTGGTTTAATAACGATAGAAATATTAATAAACACAAGTCTAATTATAACGATTTTCATAGATTAAGGCTTTACGCTAGAGGTGAGCAGTCAATACAAAAGTATAAAGATGAATTATCTATTAATGGAGATTTATCATATCTTAATTTAGACTGGAAACCAGTACCTATTATAGCTAAGTTTGTAGATATAGTTGTAAATGGTATATCTGAAAGAACTTATGATATAAGAGCTTTTTCACAAGATCCATTTGGCGTAGAGAAAAGAACAAAGTATTTAGAATCTGTACTTTTAGATATGAGAAGTAAGCAATTAGATCAGTTTGCTAAAGAAGCTTTTGGTATAAACTTAACTGCTAATGATCCTAAATTAATACCGGGTTCTGAAGAAGAGCTACAACTTCACATGCAATTAAACTATAAGCAAACAACAGAAATTGCAGAAGAACAAGCATTAAATGTTTTGTTTGAAGGAAACAATTATGAATTAATTAAAAAAAGATTCTATTACGATTTAACAGTTCTTGGTATTGGTGCTGTTAAAACTTCTTTTAATACATCAGAAGGCGCTACAATAGATTATGTAGATCCTGCTAATCTAGTGTACTCTTACACAAATTCCCCCTATTTTGAAGATATATATTACGTTGGAGAGGTAAAATCAATACCTGTAAACGAACTAGCAAAACAATTTCCTCACTTAATGGAAAGCGATCTTGAGGAGATTATGCAGAATAAAAAAAGTAATAGAAATAACTATAACACAAGATATTCTTCCGACAAAGAAGATAATAATACTGTTCAAGTTTTGTATTTTAATTATAAAACTTATATGAATGAAGTATATAAAAACAAAAAAACCACTACTGGTGGTGAAAAAATTATAGAAAAAAATGATTCATTTAATCCGCCTGAAAACAAAGAAGGGGGTTATAGTAGAATGTTAAGATCTATTGAGTGTCTTTATGATGGTGCAATAGTTCTTGGTACGGACAAGCTGCTTAGATGGGAAATGTCTCAAAATATGATGAGACCTAAAAGTGATTATACTAAAGTAAAAATGAACTATGCTATAGTAGCGCCTAGAATGTAT